ACATTGAAAGGCACTGAATCATAAGTAACAGAACTATCATTAGCTAATGCTTCTCTTAATGGTGGCTCTATAGTAACTGTAGAAGCATTACTTGAACTTGTTACATCTTCTACGACCATATAAACCTTTAAATGTCCAAACTTTATAAAATCACCTGCCTTTAGCCTTCCTGCACCATCACTTGCAAACCCATCTATAGCTATTGTAGTATCTGATGCATTGTGTGCCCCATTTACTAACAATGTTCCTGTTTCACTTCCTTGTGCATTTAAGTAACTTGGAAATGTAATAGTAAATGCTTCTTGTCTTGACCTTTGTTTCATAATAAATGCCATTAATGGTGCAAACTCTGATCTAGTCATGGGTGGATATGATACAGTAAAACTAAATCTTTGTCCCTGGATTTGCCTTCTAAATGTCTTACCGCTATCTGTAGTAGAAACCAAAGTTTTTTGATTATTTTTTAAATTTATAGCTGTAAAATTTGTTTTTGGTAATGCTCCACTCATATTATAGCCATTTTACCCTTTTCATTCATTGCACTATTTATCATATTTATTATTGTCCCACGACTATTTACCAATAAAGTATTAAAACCTTTTGCATCAACAGTAGTAATATTAAAATTTACTGTAACTTGTTTACCCATTCCAAGTTGGTCATTTGGAACTATTGTTCCTGCCTGGTCTGGTACAAATAATTCTGCACCTTTTTCACCAACAATGCTTGGTTGTCCAACTGGTGGTCTGCCACCTTTTTCAAAACTTTTAATTCTATTAAGTAAAGACGTTCCAAAGGCAATTGCACCACCAACTGCAACAATATTTAAAGGAAACGGTATTTTAGCAAAAGTTTCTAAAGCACCTCTAATTATATTTATTGACCCTTCAATGATTGCATTTGATTTAAATAATGCTAAAGATTTTTTGAAAGCGAATTGTATTGCTTGACCTATCAACATCTCAACCATAGCTTTTACTACAAACTTTGCTAAATCACCAAAACTCAATTTTCCAGTCATTACAAAATCAGTAAGAGTTGCTTTTAGTTTTCCAAAACTTGCTTTTCCTATTTCTTCAACTTGTTTAAAAGCATCTTTTTGTGTATCCATAGCACTTGTAAAACCTTTTGAAAAACTTGCATAAGCTTTTTCTAACATTCCAACTTCTTCTATTTCTTTTTTTATTTTATCATTTTCTTTTTCATCTGTGTTTCTATTTAATTTGTTTGCTTCCATAATTTTATTAATTACTTCAAGCTGTTTCATTAATGCTTCTGTCAAACCACCTGCTTTAATTTTATCTGCATCAATTGTAACTCCTAAACCTTCAAAAACAATTTTTCCGTTTTCTCCAATTTTATTCATTTCATCAACCACATCACCAAAAGGCTTTCTTAATTGCTCTGCAGATTCCCTCATAGCCTGGATTTGTTCTTTTACCTTTTGGATTTGCTCTTCACTTCTGAATAAAGTGAAACTATTTAATTTTTCTTGAACAAAAGCAATGCCATCAATTACACTGCCAAGCAAACCTCTTATTTCATCAATAACACCTGCTATAACTGCTACCAGGAGCTTCCCTCTGCTTCCCAACATTAAAAAACCAATTACTCCTATTGAATCCAGGGGAGGAGGTAATGCCCTTACAAAATTAACTAAACCAGCAATTGAAGAGCCAATAAAATCAAAAACAGGTTTGAAAGTATCTAAAACTTGAGTTGCAAATAAAAGTGTCTTCACAGTTGTTGCAACAATTGCATCACCAATTTTTTCTGCTGACTTTTCAATGCCACCAAAGTTTTTTTCTAATTCCTTTTCAATAATCATTGCTGATGCTTTTAGAAAATCAAAAGGTCCTGCATCCATCACTGCCATTTTAAATAGATTGAATTTATCGCCAATCATTGACAGTGTACCATCAAATGTTTTTGCCATTACTGAGCTTGCACCAACAACTGATAATGTACCTTCTTCAAATGCTTTTAGAATATGATTCCTGGATTGCTCTGCACTTATAGCAACACCTGCTTCAAATCCTAATAATGCTCTTACACCTCTTTCTCTAAATAAATCAGCAGAATTAATACCACCCGCAAATGTCCTTTGAATTTGTTCAGCAGTTGTCTGAAAATCCAAACCAGATGCACTTGCAATATCACCAGTAATTTTTAGGAGTTTGTTTAATTCATCTGCATCTTTTGACACAACTGCCAGGTTTGCAGAACCTCTTTGTATTTCTTCTAAACTAAATGGAACTTGACTAGCAAACTTTATAAGCCCTTTAAATGCCTTTTCCCCTTCACTAGCTTCATCAAATAAAAATTTGAATCTTACTCTTAGTCTTTCAACTTCTCTGCCAGTATCAATAAAGCTTTTTGCAACTACTCCTGCTCCCAAACCAAGCAGGGCATTTCTTAAATTAAAAACTGAATCTTTTAATCTGTCGACACTTCCAGTAGCTGATCTCATAGCTTGCCGAGTTTTATCTTTTGCTATGATATCTATATTGACTTGTTTTGTTGCCACTATCTTGCCTTTGCTAGTCTTTCTTGTCTTTCTCTTTCCTCACTCTGGATTTGAAAGTATGCTATCCACATATTAAACTCTTCAACAGACATTTGCAAGATTTCGGCTACTGTCTTATGTAGTTTTTCCGCTAAACCAAAAATATTATGTAATTCAACATCACTTTTTAGTTTTTTTTATTATCTTCAATATCTACGTTGCCAGTTCCCATGATTTTTGTAGCAACATCAGCAATTATATTAGTATCAGCTTTTGTTTTAAATTTTAAAATATGGGTAGCATTAAACATCTTTTGACCATCTTTTGTTAAAGCTTTTTCTATAATTACATCAATTAAAACAATTAAATCAGTATTTGTTGCACCCTTAAATATCTTTTGTTTTTCAAGCATATTGAAAGGCTTGCAATAAATAGCTTTATCGCCAACTAATCCCCATTCTGGTACTTCAATTATTTGAGTGTCAAGGGTACTAAAATGGTCTTTTATACCATCAAAATAATCAATATTTTCTGACATTTAGACAGTGCCTATACTCAATGCTCCGTTACCTTGTAATGATACAGTTCTTGTTGTCATACCATCTAAAGTAACACCAACTGACATGCCTGTTACAATACCAGTGCCACTTAAACTTTCATCTCCAGATGAATTGCCTTCTGGTAAAAATACAAATGCCAAACTTGACCCTTGTGTCAATGATGCTTGTTGTGCATTTTCTTCATTATAGTTCATATCAATTGAAGCAGTAAATGTACCACGACCTGCTTTGAATGTTTTGCTTGAATCTTCAAGTGATGTATCTTCAACAACGTCATGTGTTGTATCTATTGTGAATCCAGTAACATTGCCAATAGCTGTACCACCGACAGTTACAACTCCCTCTTTACCATGATGTGTAGCCATTTAGACCTCCTTTTCTTCTGGTTCAGATGTTTCTTCTGCTTTTCTTGCAGACTTTTTATCTTCTAATTTATAGCCTAATTTAATGTAATGGTCTATATAATCTTGTGAAATGGTAATCGTTTCTTTTCCCTTTTTCATTTTAATATCTTTTGCCATTATGCACTCCCTCTTGTAAATTCATATAAAACTCTTGCAGTTACTCTAACACCTCCATAAGGGTAAATAGTACCTTCATCTGTTGATGCTTCAATAATTTGAGTATCTAAAGCATTTCCGTTTCTTGTTATATCATTATCCAAAGTTTCTTCTATAACCTCAATCAATTGATTTCTTTTTGTATCAATATTTGTGTCCGTACCTTTTGCAAAAGCAACAATCAAAAAATCTATAGTTCCAGTATAAGTGCCAGAGCCAGTAACCCCAATACTTGCAACTTCTCTTGTTTCATCGCCACTTTGTATAAACATAGCAGGAAATTGTGCATCAGCAAGTTCTTCAACTTCAAAAGGTTCTCTTGTTATTTTTTTAAACTCAATTGGGCTTGTTACTGCATCAAGTTTTGTAATTATATCACTAGCTATATTTTCTCTTTTGCTCATATTCTCATTTCTTTAAAATAAAATTTTGCAAATTCATCTTTTAACTTATCTTCTTCTTTATCACCTATTGAAAAGAAAGGTCTTTTGATTTTTCTTTTACCTACTCCAAATGTATCGTGAAAACTTGCTATTTTTGCTCTTTCCATATTCGAAAAAAACAATGTACTTTTTAAACCACCTACTTTAAAATCTAAACTTCTAAACATTTTTCCAGTATCAGTTAAATCCACAAAACCAGTTTGCCTTCCCCTCTTTTTTCTGCTTGCAACAGTACCTTTTGCATAACCCCTCATTTTACCACCATCTGGTAGCTTTCCGCTCTGAGTCCTCTTTGTAATCATAAGAACTGCCATATTAGAAACTCTGTTAAGTGATTTTTGAATTACTGCCTTTTGTTTCCTGGATATATTTTTTAAAAGCCTTGTTACCTCAATGCTATTTACATTGATTTTTAATTCAGCAACCATTATCTAACTAATCTTAAAAAATGTATTGGCTCTTTTTCGCTATCTGAAACAGTGCCCCCACCGTCTTCGTCATATTCAACGCCATCTCTAAGAATAGCTTGAAATTCTTCTTCGTATCTTTCTCTATAAAAATCTATTTGCACCTGGAAAGCATCTTTGCCCTCTCCAGTATCTGGGTCACGCCATTTTGTTAGTTGTGGATAAATATATTTCCATAAACATAAATATACAACTGATTGTGTCCATTGTGAATCAGTAAGTTTAGAACTATCCATTTCAACAGATGTAATTTTTGTAATATCCTTATATCTTACTTGATGCCTGTATCTTTCCCACCATTCCTCGCGAATACGTCTTAGAACATCATTTTCAGCAAACTGTAACTGGTCTGCAAAATCTGCTATCCCAAAACCTAAAATATCTGGTTGTATTTTTTGTAAACTTGTATTAGCAACATTAAATTCATTTGTAGCCATTATTCAGCTTTCTTTATTGTTTTCTTAGGCTTTGGAGCTTCTTCTATTACTGGTTTAGGCTCTGGTTTTGGTTCTGCCTTTGGTTTTGCAACATATAATTGCCAACCTCTTATGCCCCAGATATTCTTATTGTTTTCATAATCAATTTTTCTTCTTTCAATTATTCTATCGCCTTTAACAAGCTTTACCATTTCCATAATTCAAAACCTTTTAAAAAGGGGAGGTTTCCCTCCCCATAAGTTATTAGTTAGCTAAAGAGTCTGCTGTTAATTTTACACCATAACTATCATGTATTTCACTAACACCATAAACTGCAGTTGCAACTATTTCATCTGCTCTTAAACTCGCATCTCTTTGAGTTTCAAGCTTAAGGTCTTGCATCATTGCCAAAGCGAGTGCATCTTGTGAGAATACACCACCTATTGAATCATCTGAGCCATCAACTGAAATGTTTGAACTTTCAAAAATTTGAATGCCTGCAATATTTCCAACAAAGCCACTTCTCATTGCTTCATTTGAAAGCTCTGTATCTCTGCCAACAAATGTGTTTGTTAATGACTTTTTAACATTGAAGATTTGCTTTGGGTGAAATACACCATAGTAAGGTGCTGGTGCATTTGCAGTTCTTAAATCAGCACTTGCTTCAAATAAGTCCTGGACAGTTAATTCAGAGCCTGCCCCTGGTCCTCTTTGTGTTGAGAATCCAGTAAACAATGCAGATAAATCAGCATCAACTTTTCTAGCAATAGCTTCACCAAATAATCTGCCAATATCCCCTGCAACATTTCTGCCTGCAGAATTTCTTGCCAAATCAGTAAGTGTAGTCATGATTCCAACTTCTGATGCAGTAATAGTTACTGATGTTGGATTTACTGCTGTATTTGAAAGGTCTGATGCTTCTGAAACTGCACCTGCTGATACTGTAGCATAAATCGGTACTTCTACTGACTTTCCACCACCTGCAATTGTATAGTTTCTGACTAGGTTTCTCATTATTGATTGCTCACTAGCAACAAATAAAGCTTCTGCTACGATTTCGGTGTAGAGTTCCGAAATGGTAGAACTGGTTGTTTCATTCGCCATTTTTTACTCCTATAAATAAAACAAATTATGGGTTTGAATTAATCACATAAGGCTTAGAGTTCCGTTGCTTTCTAAATTCTGCGTACTTCTTTCTATCCTCTGGATTATTCATATCTAGTTCCTCAAGTTTAAAGGATTGCTTAGAGTTTGTCCTATCCACATTTGACACCGAGCCAGAACCACTTGGAGTTGCTGAAACAAAGTGCGGGTTTTGTGTCAAGAACTCCTGGACTAATTCATCAGTCGTTAAGAGTTCCCCCAATTTATTGTATCTTGCTATTCCGTTTGAATCAAGAATTTCTACATTACCAGATTCATTTAATTTTATATCATTCTTTAAAAGATCAACAACTTGTGTAGCATTTATAGCTTTATGCTTTGAAGCAGATGTTAATAAAGATTTATTTATTTTAATATCTCTTAATTGATTTTCTAAATCTTCTTTTTCTTTATTGAATTGTTGAGTTCTTGTTTTTAAAATTTCTTCAAACTCACCCTTTTGTATTTTTTGCTTTTCTTCTAATTCTTTTTGAGTTTTTACTGCATTTACAGCAATATCAATATCATTAACCCCTAATCTCTTATTGAGATTGCTTCTTTCCCTTGCAATCCTATTTTCTATAATTTCACCAACTTGTGCTTCTGTATAAACCTTTTCTTTAGCAACTTCTGGTGTTTCTATTTTGGGTTCTTCTTTTACTTCTTCTGTTACTTGCTCTTGATTATCTTCTGCCATTTTTTGCTCCTTAAATATCCCAATTAGGGTCTGTTGGTATCCAAGTATGTCTGCATCTGTAACCACCTCTTACAATAAATGGGTCGCCTGGTGATTTACCGCCCCAACCTTGATTATTCCAAATATTTCTAATTTCTTTCTCCGTTAATGTTTTATTTAGCATATTTCTACAAAAAGGTCTACTATCCCTTACAAGTGTTCCAGTATACCTAAAATGATTCAATCCAGATGCCTTTGCTTTTGCGACAGTAAATTGACCATGAAACTGCATAACAGAATCGTGTGCTATCTGACTTGCATATCTTCTTAAATTATTCCCTGCCCTATCAGAAGCATATTGAGTATGTAATTTTCTGACCGCTTCTTCAACTTCACTTTTCAATGCCTGGTTAAATTTATTTTCATTTATAAAATCAACTAATTCATTTATTTCTGCAAGATTACTGCTTTGATAAACTCCATTAATATGCCCCCTTATATTTGCAACCATATCATCAAAAGGTCGCCCAGCTATGGTGCTTTGGTAAACTTCATCATTTATTACTTTTAAAAATCTTTCTGCAATATCTTCAAATCCGCTAAATGATTGATATTTCAAAGCATTTATAGTTTGCAAATCAACCTCTGTTAAATTTTTAAATTTATTTGGAATAGGCATTTCGCCAAAATTATCTAATACCTCTTTAGCTATTTTATTATATTCTTCATTGATAATTAAATCAGCTTCCTCCAGGAATGTTGATTGAATAACTGCTCTAAGTCTGGGTTGTAATTGTATCGCTATTCTTTGTGATACTAATTCACCTTTTGTTGCTCTTGTAACTTCTTTTATAATATCTCTTTCAAGCGTATATAAAACATTGATTATACGCTGTTCATGTTGATCTGCTAATTTATCTAAAATTTTTGACATTATAAAGGAAAGTCTTTTTTCCAAGCCTTGATTGACCAGAAAGCAGGAGATAAAGATTTTTGCCCTTTTACTTGCTTTAGAACACCACCCATTCTTGCCAAGAATGATTTTTGTCTTGCAGGAATACTTTTTTTTATTTTCATATTTGGGTCGCCAAATCTTACTTTTTTAACATTATCTGTTTTTCTATCTCTTACATAAACAGCAAACTTTTTTGATTCACCTGGAGTTCTAAAAGGTTTATTTAACTTTACTGCTCTTCCTCTATACTTTGCCATTATCTATCATCTAATCTTTCATTTGTAATCATGCCACAACCTGGACATTTATAAACATCTTTTAACTCTGTTTTTTTTAATGCAATCTTGCACTTGTAACATAATTTAATTTTTTCATGCTCTTCCACCATATTTTTTACTCTTCACTTTTTTCCCTTTGAATTTGCCAGACTTCCTGGGTAATAAACCTCTTGCTACTGCACTGGCTCTTTCTGTAAATCCTAATTTCTTTTTTTTTCTAATTTTTTCTTTTAATAAAGATAAACTAGGTGCTGACATTATTTTCTCTTTCTTTTCCTTGCACTTGCTCTCTTGATAATATCTTTATCAAATGTTCCAGACCTACCACGGCTTATAAGCTTGTTTACTCTTGCCATAGCCCATTGATTCATGCCAATGCCCCTTCTACTACCCCCAGATAAAAACGCCCCTTGTCCCCTTCTAAAAGAAGCTTTGAGGTCTGTTAAAGTAAATAATTTTGATTTTTTTGCTTTGGTTTTTAAAGTTTTTAAAACTTGTGCAGATAAAGGTTTTCTAAATTTACTAGCCATTATGCCCTCGTTCTGCTTCTTAATAATGATAAAGGTATCTTTGCACCAGATTTATATAATGAGCTAACTTGTTTTAATAAACTAGCCCTTTTTCTTTTTCTGCTACCCTTCAAACCAGATAAATATTTTTTTGGTATATTAGTTTCTTTATCTCTGGGTACTTTTCTAACTTTACGTTTCTTCCTCGCCAACTGTTTGTCCTTCTATTTCGGTTGTTTGAAATTGACCCCTTACTGCTCTTGTATTATCTATTTCCTCATTTATAGTTTTTATCATCTCATTATCGTCTATTACTGCTTGAGCAATTTGTTTATCTAATTCTTTATTAAATGTTTCTGATTTGATACCACTTGCTTTTGCTATCTGTAAATATTGCAAATCATTCGCCCAATCTCTTATGTCAAATGTATCTGGATAATTTACCTTTCCATCAAATTCTTTATCTTGCCACATTGCAAATAAACTCCATATTTGCTCTTCTGCATTTTCAAGATAATCTGCCTTTTCTGATAACCTAGCATTTAATAATTGAAACTCTGTCTGTAATGCAATTCCACTAGCTATTTGTGAACCAGTTGCCCTTACACTTCCCATGTGGGTAATTCTATCAATAGCATCAACTTTATTTTGAATACACTTCATTATTCCATCTAGGTTTTGTCCACTTGGTTGGATAATATAAGGTTTTAAACTTGCATCTAAATCTTCTGGAACTTCAATAATCGCCCCTGCTCCTGCACTTGCTTCAACATTAGGAGTTTTTACTAAACTTGGGTGGTTTGCCAATCTTATTAACTGCTCTTTTTCTGAATAATCATTATATATTGATTGCTGTAAATAAGCTACATCAGCTAAATCAGATATGCCAATAGGTCTTTTAGCACCTCTTAAATTATAAACATTTACTGCTGGTATTTTACCCAGGGGGTTAGGTATTTCTTCTATTAAATTAGCATCACCCTCTGCATATTCTTTTGTATACTCTTCTACCTCAAAAGTGCTTATTGTTTCCTCTGTGAATACTTTTATGATTGCTCTTTCTTCATTTATATCCTCAACAACCATCAACATATCTAAATAAAATCTGCCACTTGTTGACCTACTATAATTCCAATTTACAACATTTTCTGGTGTTAATATTGAAATATAAGGTCTTATGTCTTGTTGTAATTCTTCTGCTCTAGTATTTGCATTTGATTGCGGTTTGTCTACGATAACCCAACAATTACCATAAATACTTGCATTCATTTGCACTTCTCGCATAACTGTATTAAATGAGCGACCATCTAAATCAGCATCAGCAAGGAATGATGCTAGTTGTTCATCACCATCTAAACTCCCATAATCTCTGGTGGGTGGTACTCTCCATAAAAAACTTGTATATATTTGAACAACATTTTTGCAGTGATTATCCAGGGGAGTGTGCATAACTCTTGCATCATATTCCTCTGGTGATTCTAAAATATATCTGTGAAGGTAATATCCATTTTTGTAATCATTCCCTCCAAGGTAACTTCTTATATAGAACTCCCAGTTTGCTATATTTGCGTTCCATAAATTATGTTTGCTTGTTAGAAATTCTCTATCCATTAACTCCACCTTTTCTGTGGGCTAGACACAAAATTCCTTCTTAATGGAAAATTATATTCAATCAAATAACCTAGTGCATCATTCATGTGATCATAGCCACTTTCTTTATCTGGAATATGTGTGCCCTCTTTGTATATCTGTCTTTCTAAACTTTTAATGACATTCTTGCAAGATGATACAATAAATAAATTATTTTTGCCATTAACATTTTTAAGTTTTGAATTTACTGCATTTATTC